CGAAGGTTCGTTTTGCCCAAGCTTTACCTTTTGGACAAATCTTACCTCCAGATTTATAATATCTACGCATAACTATCTCATTTTAACTGGGCGTACACCTTTTCTAGCTATACCTGCTCCACGCACCTTAGACTTACCACCTTTGGCTTTGCCTTTAGCTTTCCCACCTGCAGCCATGCCTTTTTTGACCATTTTACCTTTGGCATAACTCTTCTTCATCATGCCGCCGCCTTTGGCTGTTTTTGTTGGAGCATTTCTATCTACAGAGGCTTCCTTCATGGACTCAGTTTTATTGCCATCTTTATCAATATCTAAGAAATCAGGCTTAGATACGGTCTTACCCATAGCATAACCTTTTTTGGCTTTGCCACCTGCCATCATCTTCTTGACCATTTTGCCTTTGGCATAACCCTTCTTCATCATACCACCTGCTTTTTTAGCTTTAACAGGAGCAGGTTTAAACATACCGTCTTCAAAGATCATAGTTCCTGCTTTTACTTGATCCATCATTTCCTTTATATTTCCAATTTCAGGGTTGCCTTTTCGTATCGCCATCTTCTTCATCCTTATACAAGTTGTTAAAAACACGTTGAGTATCCCACACATATTCATGGTTTTGCTTAGAATGAAAAGTGTGTTGATTTGGTCTAAAGTCTGGTGCGCCTTCACCTGTTTCAAACCACGCAGGGTGTGTAACCCGAACTCTATTGTTGGGTAGAGCAACAATATTACCTGTATACTCTCCTGCATCTAATAATTCAAGTACATGACTTTGTTTATGTTGTGCAGGATCGTCAGCTACTTCACTATCTGTATAATCTACCGTGAAATAGTATTTCGCAGGATAGAACTCTCCATCAACCTTTGCTATCCAAGGTGCAGGTGAAGCTCTTTCTAACTTATAAACAGAGTGGTGATGAGACATACAATCCCAAGGTTGTGCTATATATGGAGGGAGTTCTGTAGGCCATTCCTCATACGTCACATCAGCAACGAGAGCTGTTAAAGGCATTCTTGCCCACATAGCTCCACCGTGTACATTAGGCTCATCTGTATCATCAGTTTCACACCCAGTAAATATTACTTGGAAACTAAGAGTCCTATTCGGCATTGTCGTTACTGCGATCACCATAGCGTGTAAAAATTCTCCGTGATACTCTATAAAATTCTTCGTATACTCTCTTCTCACCCATGCTTTAAAATAAGGTATATTACTTTGTAGATATGCCATCCTTCTTTTTTCTCTCCTTCTCCGCTGTCTTTTTTCTCTTCTGTGAGAGTTTAGACATTTTGTTTTTCATTGGTGGGTTCATTATCTGCTTACCCATTTGTGCGCGGGATATAGTCATTAACACTTCCACCTTCTTCTTGCTTGCCGTAAACGGCTGTTAGGATCTTTTGCTGCTTTAGGAAACTTCTTCATTTGCCCTGCTGAACGAGCGCAATATGACTTCCTACGGGCAGCTCTCTTACCTGTAGGTTTGTCTTCTGTAACAGCGGTCTTGAGTTTTGATCCAGGGTTGTTTCTTCTATACTTAGCAACGCCTTTAGCAGTCATACCTGCACCAGACTTAGTAGGGCGCTTGTCCCCACTACCAATAGACATGCCTTTCATGCCCTTGCCTTTTACTTTGCGTCCCCTTTTGTAATATTCACGCATGGAACAGAGTTATCATATCAGCAGTATCTAAAGTATATTTAATAGATAATCCGCTTCTAAAGACAACCCCCTCTGAAGGTATTGTTCTGTCAATAACTGTATTTGCTGTTCCTATAGTTCGTGACTTAAATAAAGTTGTGCCATCTTCAGGTGCGCCATCAATAAACTCAACATCTCCTGCCGTACCACCAGATGTAATAGACATTCCTTTTAATCTCACTCTATTACTACCATTCACAGCTTGCGCACACAATGTCCCAGAACCAACTTTTATGTTAGCTGCATATTGTTCAGAACACTCTACAGCAGTCACTGTTAAAAATAATTTTGTACCTGCAACCGCTTCTGCAGAACCTGTGGAAGTAATAGTCTCTGTCATAGCATCGCCAAAGACATCAGTGCCTGTTATAGTAGAAGTCTTACTATTATCCCCAGTTCCTGTGGTTGTTACTATTACGTTTCTCGCTGCCCCACCTGCAAAGGTGGTATTTGCCATAGTCGCTGAAGTATCTGGTCTAGCTGCTGTAACCAATCGGTCGTCGTCGGAAGCATTTTCGTCATTTATGGTGAGCGCTTGTACGTCTGAAAGTCCCATATTAATCTCCTATTTTGGGTAGTGGGGCTTACGCCCCACCTGATTAATTAGCCGTTTGCGTAATCAAAGGCTGCACCATGTATCTTGATAACAAGTTTACCTGCGGTATACGCTGCGTCTGTCGCATCGCCACAAGTTAGATAGAGATACTTTTTACTTAGAGCTGCTAAAGTAGCCCCTGCATCTGCTTCGTTATGAAGACCTAATGTTAAATCTCCATTGTTAAACAAAACTGTACCACTTGTTACAGCAGCATTTTCAGCATCATCGGAAGTTGCAGAACAAACTAAATTAATATCTGGATCACCACCTGTTGGAACTTCTAAACAAATAAACTCTAACTTATAAGGAATACCGTTTACAGGACTTGTAAGTTCTGCAATATAAGCGTTTGCAGCTCCACCATCTGTACCAATAATGTCATTAGCTGCACCGCCAGAAGCTAACCCACCATGTAAGTCAACTAAAATAGTAGTAACAATATCACCACCAATTTTATTTATAAAAGTGTTGATTGCGGCATCAGCTATACCAGAACCATGTGCGTTTGGGGTAACATTAAAGATTGTAGCTGCTGTACCGAGACTTGCATTATTAGAACCTACAGTTGTACCTGCGGCAACAATATTGTCTCTACCAGAAGTTGCTACCTTTTGAACTTCTAAAACACCACCACTTGAAGCGACGATTTGTTCAGTAAAAGCTCCGATAGCACTTTTTGAAACTGTTTTAAATCCGTTTTCGGAGCGGACCGCACCGTTGAAAGTCGTATTAGCCATTTCAAATCTCCTTGTCTAGGCTACTGTCAGCCACACCATGCGACTGTCAAGGTATTTGTAGTATAGAGTAAAAAGGGGCGACCCGCAAGCCACCCCTTTAAGTTTTTTAGGCTCCTGGGGAACCAAAGATTCCTAGCGGATCGGATACACCAAAAGAGTATCTTTCTCTCGCCTTATAACGGCTGTTGCCTGTATCGAAATCAGCATCCATAGACGTTGCCATTGGGCTACGTGTAAAGTGCTTCAGACCGTTAGGTACATCCGTCATTAAGAACCAAGCATCAGTATCGGTTAGGTAATGGTTAATTGAATAACCTTCTGGGACAGCGCCATTGCTATTGATAGCATTGAGGTCATTGTCTGCAGTTCCTACCCGTCCTTCAGTTTGGAGCAATCGAGTTGCAACAAATTGTAAATCTGAAGGAATGATTAACTTCCGAGCGCGAGATGCAATGAGCAGCCCTCTCTCATCTGTCCAACCACCAATCTGAATAATGGCGGCTTCAAGAGAAGTCTCATTAAGATCAGCAGGTGTAGCAGGTTCGTTAGAGTTAGTTCCACCACTTACAAGAGGGTGTGCAGTAGAACAAAGTTCCACTCCGTCTCCGTAGGTAGTGCCTGAGTCAAAGGCATTATTTAAAATAGCGGCTGCCTTGACCTGTTTTGTATACGCCATAGCCCTAGCCAGTGCTTTTGTATAACGAGCCGATAGAGAATCGTACAAGTTATCTTCAATAGCCTCTTCAGTAATTGAAAAGCCCATTGCCACTGTTTCATGGTTATAACGAGAAGTGAACGCCTCTTGAGCATTGTCGTATTCGATGGCAGAGCCTTCGTCTTTGACTGGTGCTGCGGAGAAGCCCGATAGTTTAGTTTCTTCTTCAAAAGAACGGTCAGAAGTTTCTGCTTCGAAAATTTCTGCATGTTCCTCGCCGTACTTAGCATACTCTAAACCGAAAAGTGCGTTAAGCCCAGGAAGTAGTTCTTTAAGAAGTTGTGCGCGTGATATTGCCATTTTACATTACCCCCTAAATGCCAACTGGGTTACGATAGGCATGTCCACCAATGAACACGTTGCTACCATTATCAGTATGTGTGCTAAATATAACTAACAGTTCTTGGAAGGTATCACTTCCAGTGGCTGTAGTATCGACTACATCAATAATGTGAAGTGGTAATGTTGAAGTTGTAGCCACACTATTATTAGCGGCTAACTTCGACCGTCCATTAGTAGTATTGAGTGTATTACTAATGACAGCTGTTTTATTGCCAATCACAGTTCTTCCCAATGTTGCCATTGTTGTACCTGAAGAGCATATAGCTACTTTCATTATTAAGTCAGGATCATCAGCAACAAACGCATGAATATCACTAGCAACGATACTACCAGGATATTGATTGTTAAATGTTAACTGATTAGTGTTTGGGTCAGTATACTGACATCCCATAAAGACACCTAGTGTGCCAGTAGCGGGTAAAGCGGATGTGCTTCCGTCACGGTCAATAGTCCCGTCATTTACACGTTTTACTAAATCGCCTTTTCCAATAGCTGTGCCATAGTTACTAGCTATTTTCATTTGTCGAGTAGCACCTGTGTAAGGACGACCACCAATTAAGCCAACGGGAACAAGCCCATAAGGGGCATCGATAGTAGGATAAGCCATATCCATTGTCTCCTATTAATTAATTGCCTTTGCCAAATGTAACCTTAGACTTCCGATCATTAAATAACGGCATTCTAGGGTCGTTCTCTCGCATGAGGTTGTTATCAACTGAATGTATCTGACTATCCGACTGTTTTTTATAATGTGCCGTTCGTTCTTCTACCAGTTCATGAGGAGCCTTACAAAGCATTAACCCACCAATAACCACATTATCTTTAAAGCGTTCATTCTCTATAGTAACGAGTGTTATTTCTGGATGGTCACTTGCCTTTACGGGTTCCCAACCCTCACGTAACTTTGAGGAAACATTCGTAGCATCAACTAGACTCTGATTGCTTGTGCGTATCCAACGATAAGAATATCCTGGCTCTGGAGTAGGAGAAGGTAAAACTTCTGGTCGCCTCCAAGCAGGCTTTCGTTTCGTTTTTTCACGAGTCTCAAGTTCTCGATTGATTCTGTTTTCAGCCATTTTCTTTCCTCATATCTAGTGCAACCTGTCTGGCGTATTGTTCGGGTGTTAACCCTAATCGTTTCGCGAGAGCTATTTGTGTTCGTGAGAGTTTTACCTTTTTAGGTGCTGTACTTCTCGTAGCAGGTGCTACCACATTAGCCTGTCTTTTTGGCTTTTCAGCCTCTTGTTCTGGGATCTCCTCAAAATTATCTGGGAAGACCTGCCGCATACGAGTATTTATTGCCTCGTAGTATTCATCGCTTTGCAAATCAACACCTTGTTTTGCTAGCTTATTGTGTAGACCCAGTGCCAGACTTGTCATTTCATCGTCTGAACCGAACCAAGTATTCTTTTTAGCCCACTCTACTGCCCGCGCGTCGGCAACGGGTTCTGGCGTAGGTTGACTAGCTACTCCTGGTTGTACAGGGGTTTGTTCTCCCTGTAAAGGAGGAATTTTAAAATTATTTAACTTATCTGTTTTAATCTTAACATTTGTTAAACTTTCTTGAGCTAAAACAAGTGCATCTGAGTCTCCTGATTCGTGAGCTTCTTTATATGCTTTTTTAGCTTGTGCAAGCTCTGCTGTTGCAGTTTTCTTAGCTTGTTCAAGTAACGCTGTTTGATTCTTATTAACGTTACCTTTTAACTTTTTGTTTTCTTCGACGAGGTTTTTCGTGAAGGCTTCAAGTTCTTGTTTTTCCCTAAACGCGGCTTCTTTTGCGCGCCTTTCGTCGTGGTAGCCTTTGCTGAAGTGTTGGATTCTTTTGCGGACTTTTTCGGAGTAGTCTTCAAGTTCTTCTTCCGTAACATCTTCAGGGGGTTCAGAAGGTTTGCGATTGCGATCAGCTTTCGGAGTATCATCGTATACCTCAATTTCAATGTTGTCTTTATTAGTAGTATCCTTGCTTGCAGGAGCAGTATCTGCGTCTGCGTTAAGTTCTTTACCATTATTTTTGTAATCATCTGCTACTTTTTTTCCTGATATATCAATTTCTACTGCACTAGAGTTCTCTACGTCAATACTAGTACTCTTAACTTCGCCTTTAATTTCTTCGTCAGGAAAAGTATACTCTACTTTTTGAAATGCCATTTTATTTTCCTTATGCTCTCGTGACACCACGAGGATCAGCTACTATGGCTTCTATAGAATCATCATTCATTAGACGATACTCTTTGCCACTTATTTTAAATCGCGTGCCAGTATTGGCGCGGAACATCACAAAGTCACCTATTTTACACCAAGGGGTATCACCAAATCGTTCTTGGTCTGAATAAGCTTGACTGCCCATATCAATAACAAGTCCTAAAATAGACATAATGTGTTCGTTATGCATTTCAGTATTTGTTTTTAATACTTTAGTGTTTTCAAAAGTTTCTTCAATCTCAGGTAACGCTACAAGCACTCTATATCCAACAGGAGTGGGTAGTTGTACTTCTAGTTCTTGGTCGGTCAGTTTTTCTACTGCTTTAATCATTATCATCTTCCATATAGTTGCGCGAGAGGTCGGTTAAGTATGATAGACTAGCATCTAGACCTCGGATCAAGCCAGTCACTTCCTTGTATTGAGCGAAGTCTTTTGCTCCACCCCCACCAAGAAATTCTTGTGCGGAAACTTTATCAGCTTCGATTTTTTCTTTCAGCACGTCAAAGACGGTTTTAGCCATTAATTATTCTTTAGCTCCCTAAATAATTCCATATCTAATTTGTTATCTTTGTCAACTTTATCAATCTCAAGTTGTACGTTTTCTTTTTCTGCTTTTATTTCTACTTCTGCTTTATCTAATTTTAACTTTTCAGTTCTTAACATAGCATCAGTTTGATCTTTTTGTGCCTTTCTCTGAACTTCTTGAGCCTTAATCTGTAGTTCTGCCTGTTGCATTTGAACCACAGGGTCTTGTGCCTTCTTTTGAGCTGCTGCCTGCGCTGCCTGTTGCATATGTGCCTGTGTAAGTTGTTTACCTGCTTTAGCAACGAGCCTTGACAAGTTAACTTCTATCTCTTCGGGTAAAGGTGCTTCTGGTATAGGTAGTTCTGCTCCTAACCGTTCCTCTATATCTTTACGATACTTGAACCCAAGATGTTCAGCTAAATGCGCTTGCAGTGATGCCATAATCTGTTTTGCCTGCGGATTCTGTCCTATCATCTGCATAACCATCGGATCTTGCATAAATGCCATATGCGTTGCGATATGTGCTTCATGGTCTTGGTACATGAATGCTCTCATAGGTTTGCCTTTTAGCGCTGCTATGTTTTCACTTATAGGATCAAGCGGCTTCATATCTTCTTTTGTAGGAACAAGTTTATCTGCGTTCTTTACACCAAGGACTTCTATCATCTGTCTATGAAGTTGAGGCAGGTCATATATTTGTGGTGCAGACTGAGACATCTGGAGAACTGCTTGGTACTGCACCACTCTCTGTGCCATAGTGGAGCTGTTTGGG